TCTGGTGCCTCGATCAGGTGGAGCGGGATGAGCGGGCTGACAGCCGCGGCAACCCATACGTGAAAATCACCGAGCGCGAAGGCTGGGTGAGCCAACGCTATGAACCGGACGATGAGTTCGGTGAGGCCGCGATGGGGAGGTTGATCGGCCATGCGTGAGATGCTGACGATCCGCGACTGGCTCAAGGCGCTGGGCATGCTGTGTGCCGGCCAGGGCAGCGTGAAGGAAGCCCAGGCCAGGCTGTCCGCCTACGCCACGCTGCTGGCCCGCGATTTCAAGCCGGCGGCGTTCACCACGGACTCGCTGACCGCCGTGGCGCGCGACTGCACGTTCTTCCCCTCGTTCGGCGAGCTGAGCAAAGCGTTGTCGGCCTGGTGGGAGAACAACGCGCCCACCGCCAACGTGCCGCCGATCGCCGGGCCGGTGCAGGACGCCTGGCGCCAGCGGGTCGAGCGTGAGCGCGCCGAAGCCAGGGCCGACTGGGAGCAGCCCGGCAAGGTGCTGGCCTCGCTGCGCGGCCTGGAGGGTCATCCGAGGCGCCTCGAATTTGGCCGCATGCTGGCCGCGCTGGTCAACCGCCACGCGCCGGAAAACGTTGGCCTGTTGCCGCCGGAGTTCCTGACGTTGCTGGAGCAACCGCGATGATCGAGCGTCCGCCGCCGCCGCCACCGAGGCCGCATTACCTGCCGCCCGAGCTGCTGCTGGTGAGCTACGAGTACCTGGCCGCGCATGGCAACAGGGGCGCCGTACTGCGCCTGGACATGCTGCGCCGTCAGATCGCTGCAACCGAGGAGGCTAACCATGACCCAACACGACCAACAGCTCGCTGACATGCAAAGCCAACTGGACTACGCGAACCTGCGACTGCGGGTCGCGGTCGAGAGTGCGGCCCAGGCGCACGCCACCCTGGCCGGGCTGCGGCTGGCCGCCACCGGCACCCCGTTCGGCGCCGGCGGCATCGTCGATGAGGACATGGACGCGGCGGGTGAGCCCGATCCGGATGCCCACCTGCCCGTCATGCCGGCAAACGCATTGCGCTCCCAGCACGCTCGCATCGGGATGCCCGCTGGCCCGTGGGGCGGCCCCTGGAGCTGGCGATCATGACCGGTCCCGAGCCCGCCACCGAGCCGGGCGAGCTGTTCGCGGAGCGATTGTGCGAGGACTACCGCGAGGTGCTGCTGCGCCGCGGCTGGACGCCACCGGAGCGGGCGGCGTTCTTCGAGGTCCTGGGTCGCACCGCGCTGCAGGCCGCCGAGGATGAGGGCGGGCTGGGCATATGGCTGCAGTAATCGCCGCTGTGAGCGTCGTACAGGCCGATTCGGGGGTCTGGACGTGTCATGCCTGCGGGGCCGACCTGGAACGCGCCTGCGCGGCTCCCAGGCCGCCCTGCCGCATTGATGCGGAAATGGTGATCCGGCGGCTCGAACAGGCGGGCGAGACCCTGCTGTGCCTGCGGAGCAAATCCCCGTTTCCAGCGTCGTTCCGATCGGCCATGCCGGCGCCGGTCCAGGCGATGATGGATGCGTACGGCTACACTGAGGCGCAGTCCCGGCCGCCACAGCCACTCGCGCGGGCGATCAGCCGGATGGATGCCGCCTATCAGTGGCTCAAATACATCCCGGACGATCGCCGGCTGCTGCGCCGCATCGTCGCGATGCGCAGCCTGGTCGATCCCGGCGGCGGCCGTCACCTGGTGTCGTGGCGTGGCCTGGCCCGGCTGGTGCGCGCGGACCACAAGGCGGTGATGATGTGGCACACCAATGGTATCGATCTCATCGTTGGCAGCCTGCGGCGCGTCCATGGCTGAGTGGGATGGACCTGTGCGGCGCGACGGCCTGGTGCGGGTGTTGAAAGCCCTCAGCGGAGCGTGGATTGCTGTGCCGATGCACTCGCGTTACGCGATGCTGGTCTGCCGGTGCTGCCGTCAGCCGCTCGCAACCGAGGATGCTGCACGGGCCGCCGCAGACCATGTCTGGCGTGTATCACGCAATCGTGATACTACCAGTCTGGACAAACTCCCCAGAAAAGCGGCAGGAAACCGTTATGTTGGGCCGTAACGCTGCCCGAACCCCCCACATGTTGATTGATGTCCATGTCGCAGCCGTTGGCTTGCTACCACCAAGATAGTTTCGGATAGTCATGGCTCGGCCTTTAGGATCGCCAAAGTACGGCGGTAGGACCAAGGGTACGCTGAACAAGGCCACGGCGGATGTTCGGGTCTTGGCCAGCGTCTACAGTGACGACGCGATCCAGACCCTGGCGACGATCATGAAGCATGGCGAGACCGAGACAGGTCGCATCGCCGCCGCCCGCGAAATACTGGACCGCGCCTATGGACGAGCGCCGCAAGCGGTGACCGGCGCGGACGGCAAGGCGCTGTTCCCCAAAATACAGGTGTTGTTTGGCATCAGCAGCAGCGACGGAGACGACGCTTAAGGCGCGCTTCCCGCCCAAGCTGCGCCTGCTGTTCAAGCCGAGCCGTTACAAGATCATCTACGGCGGCCGCGGTGGTGGCAAATCCTGGGCGGTGGCGCGCGCGCTGCTGATCCTGGGCACGCAACGCCCGCTGCGCATCCTGTGCGCCCGCGAGTTCATGGCCTCGATCAGCGACAGCGTCCACAAGTTGCTGTGCGACCAGATCGAAGCGCTGCAACTGGGCGGGTTCTACCACGTCGAGAAAGCCACGATCGCGGGCGAGAACGGCACCGAATTCCGGTTCAGCGGCATCCGCACCAATGTGCAGCAAGTGAAAAGCTTCGAGGGCATCGATATCTGCTGGGTTGAGGAGGCCGCGAACGTCTCCAAGGCCAGTTGGGAGACCGTGATACCGACGATCCGCGCCGATGGCTCTGAAATCTGGATCACCCTCAACCCGGAACTGGAGAGTGACGAGACCTACAAGCGGTTCGTCTTGCAGCCGCCGCCGGGCGCGCAGATTGCCAAGATCAACTGGTCGGACAACCCGTGGTTTCCACCGGTGCTGCGTGATGAGATGGAATTGTTGCGGGCGCGTGATCCGGATGCCTGGCTGAACATCTGGCAGGGCGAGACGCGCCAGATGCTGGATGGCGCGATCTATGCCAGTGAACTGCGCCAGGCCCAGGAAGACGGCCGCATCACCAGGGTGCCGTACGACACCACCAAACCGGTGCATTGTTTCTTTGATCTTGGCTGGGCGGACCACACGGTGATCTGGCTGGCGCAGACGGTGGCGATGCAGACGCGGGTGATCGACCACATCGAGGGCAGCCAGCGCCCGCTGGACAGCTATCTGCATGAGCTGCAGGGCAAACCTTACATTTATGGCACGGACTGGCTACCGCACGACGCCAGGGCCAAGGAGCTGGGCAGCGGCAAGAGCATCGAGGAGCTGATGCGGGCCAAGGGCCGCACGGTGCGGATCGTGCCGCAACTGAGTGTCGCGGACGGCATCAATGCGGCGCGGACGGTGTTTCCGAACATGTGGTTTGACGCCGAGCGGTGCGCCGACGGGCTGCAGGCGCTGCGGCACTATCGCTATGAGGTGGACGCCGACAGCCGGGTGCTGGACCGCCGGCCGCTGCACGACCATGCCAGCCACTCGGCCGATGCCCTGCGGTATATGGCGATTGCGCTGCGGGAGGCGAAGCCGGCGATCAACCTGACCACCGTGACGCCGCGGCGGCTTGAGACCGGCGTCGGCTCGAGCGTGTGGATGGGCGCCTGATACAACCGGCCGCCGTTATGCGTAACGGGGCTTTCCCAGCGCGAACAGCACATCGAAACATGCGTTTGAAAACAGTTCCCACCGGACCTGCCTCTCGCCACCCGTAACGAAAGCTGTCTATGCAGTTGCATGACCTCGAGCAGCGGGTGTTCGACCGCCAGCGCGACAAAGCGGTGCGCACAGCGGTCAGCAAACTGTCACCGCGTCAGCGGGTGGTGATCGCGGCGCGCTTCGGCCTCGATGATGGCTGGGTGCAGACCCTGGAACAGACCACGGCGACGCTCGGCAAACTGGACGGCTATACGGTCGGGCGTGAGCGGATCCGCCAGATCGAG